CGTTCTGCTAAACGTCACGCAGAAAATACCAAAAGTAAACTGTTAACTATTAACAAAGCACTAACTGGTAAAGAGACACAACTACTTACTGAAGATATAATCGAGAGTGCACCTAAGACGGTACGAGAGCATATCAACCAGCAAGATGTAATCTTTAAGCCCAACAGTGGCCCACAGACACAATTTCTTGCAGCTTCCGAAAGAGAAGTTTTTTATGGTGGGGCAAGAGGCGGTGGTAAATCATATGCGATGCTAGTAGATCCGCTTCGCTATTGTACAAAAGCAAGTCATAGAGCACTCCTAGTGAGGAGGACTATGCCTGAGTTAAGAGACTTAATTCAAAAGTCTCAACTACTATACGCAAAGGCATATCCTGGTGCAAAATGGAGAGAACAAGAAAAAGAGTGGCGATTCCCATCGGGGGCAAAGATCGAGTTTGG